CTCCTCTCAAGAAGAAAAAAGTTCTTCTCACGCGTGAATATGTATCAACAGTACCAAGAACAGTAGTCCAAGGGTCAAAGTCAACTAGAGTTGAAAGTAAACTAACTCCAGTTTTCCAATTGTGGTACCTATGTAACAATTCTACGAATGATTGAACATCTTCTCCCATGTGTATCTTAACTGGTATGCAAGACGTAGCAGGTATGAGAGGATCGAATACTGTCCTAAAGGTTTGTCTTATATCAGTTGTATCAGTGGCTAACTTTTCAGCACTAGCCATATGTGCTTTGAATGAATGTGTTTCACCAGTTGCATCCAAGTATCCATTCCAGAGAGGTCTAGGTCTAGAAACTTGAAAATCTTCAGCACCGGCGACAAATACTGCTATCCAAATGTCTACATTATCGGCAGTATTAGAACAAGTAACAGGATTCACTACAGAACAAATCAACTGACCGTTAAAACCATCCCAAGTTTCACAGGGCACATTAGTAGCAGTTTCGGGTGTGGGAACAGGTTGCCAATGACTTTCTCTCAAATAGGGTATAGTTATGGAAGTTGAAGTGTCTCCAGAGATATCAAGTACTTTATTCACAGTATCTCCTTCATCATCAGCATCAATAGTTCCAGTGAATGTGGGATCGGGAATCCAAGTTAATCTAACTCTGGCAGTGGTAAACTTATTACATGAGAATATAATATGATATTTTTGACCACCACGCCAGAATGAAAAGAACGAAGCTAGATTAGCAAGGTGTGTCATATAGTATCTTCTTGTGGGCACATCTTTTTCGGCGAAGTCGACAGTATTAACGTAAGTAGGGGTGACAGGTATGATGAAAAGTTTGTCACCTTGAGTAGCAGTTTGGTTGAATGAAGTATTTACAAGGAGTGAGGGGAGTAACTTATATTCTGCAAATTTATTATAGTCTTTTGGAGTACAATAGATGGAGCTATCAGTAGCAACATGATTTTGTGGGTCCATAGCGAGCATTTCAGCTCCATCTTGCCCAGAGGCTAAAGCAAAAGAGGTATGTGGTGAATTAATCATTTTTGAAGTAGCTTGAATGCTGGTAGGTTTGTCAAGGAATAGTGCTCCTAAAGCATCAGTTCCAAGACTTTCCAAAGCACCAGAGGCAAAGTCAGTGAAGGGCTTGACAATTGTCTTGAAGACAGTTCCAATAGTATTGGTAGCAACAGAGGCCAGAGTATTTTGATCTGATCTAACCTTTTGTTCTTTGGTGGAAGCGTCTTGCATGTGTGCTTTGAAATCTCCAGTTTCAATCTTAGCTCTATCTCTTTTTGCTTTTTGTCTTTTGATGTAATTGACCATAGCAGATTCACGCAAACTAAGTCCAGAAGTAATGGGATCAACAAAATGAGCATATACAGTTACAGGTAGTTTTACAGCAGCAGTAGCACCAGGTTGGGACAATGGGTGAAGAACATAGAATACAACTTGTCCCATAAATCCACGAGCATCAGAAGTCGAATCATCTTTCATATTCCAATAGTTTGAGGGGCCAACAAATGGAATAATGAAATCAACGGTTGTACTAGTGTTTGCGGATATAGTGTGAAAATTAATAGTTGAGGCAGACCAAATAGTATCAAAGGGTTGCATAGTAGTATCTCCAAATTTTTGATGAGGCACCCAAGCCACGCCTAGTTTACCAGCGTGTGCAATTGTTCCATTAAGGCGAATAGAGACTTCCACTCCAGCTTGGAGATACTGAAAACGATCAAGAGTCTGTTGTATTTTTGGGATCTGGAACAATATGTCGGGGAAGTCAATTGAGGCAAGTACATCTTCAGCAGGATCGGTTGAATTCCAATCGAACCAGTAAATGGGAGCAGCACGTGAAAGCAATGTACTAGTTCCTTGGTC